AGCCCCATTACTAAACGTAAGACAGTCATGCTTGCCCCACTCAAAGGGCTTATTATTAACTGACTTTATGTAGTCGTTTAGGCCTTCTCTCTGCCCCATAGGATGTCCTTATTCTGTAGAGCTGTAACATAAGAGAAGAAAGTGTCGTTAGGGTGCCTAGCAACATGGTTCTCTTCAGTGTACCTACGGTTGCTGGCTTTCTCAAGCCTAATAAGTTTACTTTCTACACCTAAAGTAATGACACTGCTTTCACCACTATCTTCAATGGTCATGGTGTTCATAAGACCACTAAAGACTTCTACAGGGTCAGAGGTGTCCGTAGTGCCAAAGTAGATCTTACATTCACGCCTCTGGTACGGCTCATCCAAAGCTAGTGTTACTACAGAAGAGGGTACACCAGACAGAGATAATGTCATACCCTTAGCTGATAAATCACTAACTTCTTCTAACCCACTTATAGATAGTAGATTACCACCACCAGTATAACTATTAGTAAATATAGTTTTATCACCGTACCCAGTCCATAGACGCAAGGGGCCACTGTCGAAGTCAAGATCAACAGCGTAGTAAGGTTGAACCTCTGGCTGACTAAGGGCTGTAAGTAGCGCTGATGGAACTGTGCGGCTCATAGTGCTTCCATTGCTCCGAATGAGATACCGTAGAAACTAGCTTCATTAATACTGTAGGTCTGTTCGTTACTAGATAGTCTAAATAAACCTTTAGCATTCTCTACTGTAATTAAGCTATTATTAGCTATGCTAGTTCTAACATTGGGCCATACATCTATTGTAGCCTCACCTAATGAGTTAGTATCTACATCCGCTAGAACCTTGAACAACTGTCTAGCTGTACCTGTACCAACTTGGACGTAGTCACCAGCCTTAAGGTAGCCAGTTATACTTGTGGGTGCGCTATCTACAGCTATTGAACTACCAGAGGATACAGCAGCACTTGTAAATACTGTGTCAGTATCTCTAGCTGAACCTCTAGGTGTTACAGCATTAGGGTCACCCAAGTAGAATGTTCCTAGCTGACCTCTAAGGGAAAGGAGCCATGCTACCCAATCTTCAGCTAAGTCTCTACGGATACTAGGTAAGGATACATCAGCTTGCCAAGCACTACCAGTGTAAGCATGAACTTGAGTTGAGAAAGTAAAAGGGGATCTTGAGACAGCTACAGCATTAGTAGCCCTAAGTTCTATCTGAGCTATACCAATACTTGTAGGTAAACTTAAAGGGTAACTAATAGCCATTACGAGAATGCCCTTCCATATGATCCACCACGCCTCTTAGCATCTACTACAGCAGCTTTAGCACTGTCAGCTATCTGAGGCATAAGCTGTTTAATCTCAGCACGTACAGTTTGCTGTACACCTGTGGAGACATTGATAGTCTGGTTCACTGTTACTGTGTCGCCACCACCCACTGACTGACCTTTAGTGTGGTCTACGACAGTCTCTCTTGGGTGTAGCATAGCCATATAACCCCCCTTGCCATCTAAGCCACCTGATCTTGAGCCTGAGCCTGTGTAACCACCACCATCATAACTCTTAAGACCACCTCCAATAGCTGAAAGAAGGGGGTTAGAAGATCCACTAAGCATACCACCGAAACCACTAACCATCTGTTGAACTACGAGTACTTGATACAAGTGTTCTATAATATCTCTAGCCATATCTTGGAAGATCCTATCTACCTTGAATGCCATATCCTCAAAAGAGTCTTTAAGAATATCTATATCTGTAACTACAGACATAAAGGCTTGATCCATAGAACCAGCTATTGTCTTTCCTATGCTTTCATACTTGTCTTTAATATCTTCTAGGGCTTGTTGCTTCTGCTCCATTGCGTCTATAGCTTTGATAGTGTTCTCTATCTCCAACATCTGTGCTGGTGTAGCTACATCTGAGTATTGCTGACGAGCTTGTATAAGTTGAATCTGAAGATCTCTTTGTTCACCAAACTTACCTATGAGTTGTGTCTCTAAGTCTAGTTGATTACTAAGGTCTTTTATCTTTTGCTTAACAGGATCTTTAGGGCCTTCTTTGCCCTCTTCCCTCATTCTTTGCCTGTATATTCTAGCAGCTTCCGAAAGGGAATCCATATTAATGAACATAGGACTAGTTCCCATGAGCATTTCATTTTTAACTCTTAAATTATGTAGCGCTTCCTCTAAAGCTTTTCTTTTATTATAAATCTCTACTGCAACCCTTATCTCTTCATCTTTTTGATTCTGTATAAGTTGAGATTGGTGATTATAAGACTCTAAAGTAAGTCTTTCTCTGGTCGCTTTTGTTACCTGATATATTCTTACAGCTTCAGCTAACTCTTCATTCTTTTGAGTCGTTATTAGTTGTGCTTGGTGGTCGTAGGATTCAAGGTCAAGGCGTTTTCTTGTGGCCTTTCTCTCATTATAAATCCTTACAGCTTCATCTAGTTCTTCTGCATAAGCTTTCTTAGCATCTTGAACTTGCGCTTTATATAAAGCTTGTAATCTTTTTTTCTTAGCCCTATCAGCGGCTACGGATTCATCTATTTGAATCTTCATTGCAGAGTTTACAGTTTCTACAAGACCTATTTCTTTTCCTATGGCAGCTAAAGTAGATTTAACCTCGTTTGTTAATAGGCCCCTAAAATAAAGAGCCTCAGTAGTTAGTTTCAAGGATCTAGCTAATTCTTCTTTGCTTTTACCTTGTATTTCTAGTAGTCTTCTAGCTACAAACTCGGCTTCATTAGCGTCCTTTAAACCAAAAGCTTCAAAATAACCTGCCTCTGTGGCTGGGGTCATTTCTTTACCGATGACTTTACCATATTCAAACGCTTTTAGTGATTCTTTAAGAGGCTCTACAAAAGCTTCAAACTTAAGCTGTATAGATTTAGCCTCAACCTCTTTCATAACATCTAAGATTAAGGAGAAACTATCTTGTATAGCCTTTGCCTGAGTTGTCATACTCTCCGCAAAAGCTGACATATCAAGTTCTGCAACAAAGTTTAAAGATGATCCCAAACCTTGGATCTTGTCAGATATGCTATCAATAGCTTTCTCTGATACATTTCTAGTGTTTAACCAAGCAGCGCCAAATAAAGTAACTACAGGAATAACAACGCTTAAGGCAGAAGATATTCCAATGGCTTTCATAGCTGTTAAACCAAGCCTATCAGCAACTAGAGGTAGTACACCCACAAGTTGAGAAGCTTGTTGTCCGAAGGCTACAAAGGCATTAGTCCCAGATTGTATTTGAACAACAAAGTCACTTACCTGATAACCTAGTTGTTGGGTAGCAACACCCATTCTATTATTATTCTTAGTAGCACCCATTTGTGCTTGCATAAACTCTCTTTGAGCCTTCTCAGCCTTTAGATATTCTTGACCCAGTGTGCGAACATCATAATGGGCCTTTTGATAACTACTAGAATACTTTTGTAGTGACCTACCTATAGACTTTATACCAGCGTCAAATTGATTTTGCGGTATTTTTCCACCAGCATAAGCTCTGGCAAGGTTCTTAACTTTTCTTTCTAGTCCGTTAGTGGCAGAAACAGCCTTATTAACGTCTGAATAGTCAGTGCTTATCCTAAGTGTTACGTCTGCCAAATCAGCCATTCATCGTACCCATAAAGACTACATCAACACGTTTTATTGCTTCTATCTCCCAAGAAGACAATGGTGTATCTGTAAGCTCCTTCCATGTTTTTATTTCTTGATAACTTATCGGGTTTGGGCCTGAGAACCCCATCGTTCTACTTGCGTTTAATACAACAAAGGCAGACCAAACATGAGACATAAGCAATGGGAAGTCGGGTCCATCTAATGCTTTTGGTCTGTGTCCAGTCTGCCTTTCTACTTGTTCTAAGTGTTCACGTTCTGATGTGCCTGACTTGTCTGGTTTACTTATAGAGAACTCATGCTCTGCATAGTCAACCAGTTCTTCAATCAGGCCTTCGTAAAATCCAGAGAGTTAGCTACTGCTTCCTCAATCTGATCTCTTATCCAGAATACTTCAGCGTAAATCTCTTTGGCCTTAGCGATAGAGAACTTAGGTTTAGAACCACCATAAGTAATCTTCCAGCCTTTAGTAGTTTTAGCAAGTAAGTCTAAAGTAGCGTCCTCTAGGTCTTCTGCTGTAATCTCTACCTTCTTCTTATTCTGTGCTTGCTTCAGACGTTTGTTGGTTTGCTCATGCATAGCAGCCTTGTACTCTTTGGAGTGTGGTGCATATACAGTGATAACCATTGGTGTATCGTCATCATTAGTCAAGACATCAAAGCTAGTAGGATGTACAATAGTGACATCTACAGTGTCGCTGGTCGGGGTTAAATCTAGTAAGTCCATATCGGGTTTCCTTATCGGGGGTAAAAAGTTGTCGGGTTAGTTTGTTAAAAGGGGAAGCATCAGACCCGACACCAATGCCTCCCCACCCTAGCTAGGGAACTTATGCAGAGCGAGTAATAACTAAGTTACTTGCATCTGCTGTGTTGTAAAGTGCTACAAATGACATAGAGATAACACGGCTAGTTGGGCCATCTACACCTACGTCTGCACTGTTAATCTTGGCTCGTGGGAATGCGAACTTCATAGTGTTACTACCATCACCCACAGTTACTTCAAGTTCAGTTTCAGTCTCATTCAAGAAGCGGTTAATTAAAGCTGCATCCTCAAAGTAAGCTGAGATAGTACCTTCAATCTCTGCACGACCAACTTCTAACTGTGGCGCACTATCACTACCAATAACGAAGGTAGGTGCGAATGAGTTAGTCAGAGTGAAGTCCATACCAGTTACGATAGCTGATGTAGAGGGTGTACCATCAACGTCACCGATAGCTAATGTGCCTGAGTAAGCATCGAAGGGAGCAGCACCTGATGCAGCGTCCTGTGTCTTCTCAGTAGCACTCATGGTCATGTCCTTACCAACCATACCGTAGGTAGCTGTTACCATTTGGTTAGGGGCTAGGGAGATACCCATAGTAGAAACTGTCATACCTGTGAACAAACGAGCTTGGTCGATGTCAGCAGCATAGTCTTCGATAGAGAAGAACTTAGGTGTTGTACCAACCTTAAGAACGTTAGTTGAAAAGGTATTCAACATAGCTGATTCAAGGAACACATCATAATCAGCATCACGTAAGTCAGCAACAATGTCACCAGCAGCTTGACGGTTACCATGACGGTCAACACGAGGCATACGGTCAGCTTGAATGTCAGTACCAGCTACACGATCTTTAGTTAAGTTCAATCCATGTGTGCTGAAGGGTAAGTTTGTAAAGTTACCAGCGGGAGTTGTACCGAATGTGCTTTCCACAATGTACGATAGGCTGGAACGAGAACCTTGTGCGAAGGCCATAATGTATTCTCCTAATTGTTATAAACGTACCATCCGATATTAATCGGAACGTAGTACCAAGGCGCATCTAAGAAACCTTGCTGTCTCTCAGCGTAGTCAATAGATACAGTTATTGTTTCATCCCCAGAGTAGGAGATTTTAGTAGTTGCTTCAAAAGCCTCTAATATAGTATTAGCTAGGCTATCAGCAGCGGCGGGGCCATTACCCTCTGGGGTGTAGGCAGTTACAACAAACACACCATCGTATCTCTGTTGTGGGTTTAAACCTCTTACAGCGGGTCTACGGAGTGTCGGGAGGAAATTAGTCTGTAGGTAGCTTGTACCTGTCGTTGGGCTAAATGAGACATTCTCATAAGCTATACCTGTAGGTAAATTAGCAGTGTTAGCTAACTTGTTCTCAAGTGCTGCCCGTATGTCATTATAGATACTAGCCATGAATGTTTCTCACTTGAGTAAATACGAAGTATGGAGGTCTTATCCAGTTCTTACCGCCATATTCAACAGCAACAGCATGAGGACTATTATTACGAAGTACTATGCTTGTAGTGTCTAGTAGAGAAGGTATTTTAGCTATATCTTCCATAAGATTGTCCATACCTTTCTGACGCATAGCTCTGTCATTACCCTTTGGCTTATTCTTAGAGCTTTTACCTCTAGGCCTGCCAGCACCAGTAGAAAATGAGAACGATGTTACATATGCACCAGTGTATACTGGAGAGAGATTAACAGCGGTTTGTGCTATATCAACTAACTTACGCTCTACTTGTTGCTCAGCTAAAGCCTTAAGATCATCTATCTTCCTCTGTAAAGAAGGCATGACCTTTAATTCAGTTTTCATTATTCTCTCACATCACACAAGAAACAAATCTTGACCCCATTAGAAAATATAGTAACAACAGAAATAACATTAACTGTGTCACCGTTACCAATAATCTGATCTTCGTCATCGGGTTCTACTGCCAATCCTAAAGCTGGGACTACGCATTTACGGGTGCCTCTGCGGATCTCATCTACGTTAGCTATGATACCTTGATCGTAGTTGTAGAAGTAACCCTCAAAGCTGTAGTCGGTTGTGGCTGAACCTGTTACTGACCCAGTAGTAGGATCATAGGTTCCTGCTGTAGTCTTCTTGCGTAGAGTAAGCGGCTCACCAAACTCCTCTACCATCTTGAGTAGGTTATAACCTCTTGAGAATGCCATGACCTACCCCTTAACTATAGTCGTAATCATCACCACTATAACTTGGTGGGTTTCTAAATCTGTCTCTACGGAAGGATGGTGCAATGCGATCTGTATCTTGCCTTACATTATCCACAGTAGCAATACTAATACCACCAGCTTTAATACCCAATACGGCACCAGTCTTCTTACCCTGATGCTCTAATGTTTCAGCTAGGCTAGTATAGTGGTCTTGTAAGTCGCTGTAGTCAGCACTGAGTGCGCCTGAGAGGTTCTGTGTAACCCTACGAGAGTATTGTGCAGCTATGCTTCTAGCAGCCCATGCAGCAGCGTAGTAGACGTTATCGTTAGTCTGATTGAGAGCGAAAGTTATTTCTTCGTTCTGGACTTGTTGGTCGTTAGTGTCAGTGTCACCTACAAGCAAGCGAACAGAGTTTATTCTCTCTGCTGCACTAGCTGTACCTAAGTTCGTTGCATCATACGACCAAGCCATAATCAATCAGTCTCCATGTGACCATAATTTCTACGCCAGCTACGAATAAGCCCACGCTGTTTATCAACTATCTTAGACTTCTTACACTTCTTCTTTTGGAACTCAGCGTCAGATTTAGTCTTAGAGTTTACTTTATCGTTGATACTGTCCACAAGACCATGTAACCCAGCTACATCTAGTTGCTCTAGTCCATCACCAACTTTAAGTTCTACTTCAAACTCTGAGTTATGATGAATGAAACCTTGTGTATACAAGATTAGTGCCTTATCTTCACTTACACCAATCTCTTTCCATTTAAACTCCTCACCCTTCTTTAGCTGTCTACCCCAAGATTGAAATGGGTGCTTAACAAAGACTGGGCGGTCTATTTGAAATGGCATATTCTCTTGTCGGATCATTGTACTACCTTTTGTCGGGGAAGGGTGGCAGGGGCCATTACTACAGCCCCCACCGATATAAATCTTAAGCTACAGCAGCAGCGAAGAGGTAACCCAAGTCAGCGCCTACGACTTTCATATCGTAAGACATTTTAACTTGGATCATCTCAGCGATTTGCTGACGCTTCAGAGCATCATCTGAGAATGACTCAACAGTGATACCCAAGTTGTTCACACCTTCTAGGTTATTCCAAGCGAAGGTCAAACCAGCGGCTGGTGACATAAGACCAGCAGTTGATGGAGTGTGAGCCAACAGAGCATTCTTACCACCGATAAACGCATTGCTTTCTGCAACACCTTCTACTGATGAGTTCTTGACAGCTTCCATGACGTAGAAGTTCTCTACCTCAAAGATTTCAGCCAACTTAGCATCTGTGATCAACGCAGTGTTAGTTACAGTTGCGCCACCGTTCAAACGTGCCAGAATGTCTGGGTGATTGATCAGCTTGTCACGTACTTCTTTACCAACAACCATTGTGTTTGGCTTGAAGCCACCAGAAGCCAACTGTACTGCACGACGAGCAGCAGTTACATCTTGGATTGGTGTTGAGTTGGTGTAGTCTGACCACTGGTCATTTCCTGACAATGTGTTGTCTGTTCCCCAAACTCCAGTTGAGAAGAAGTTGGTTGCAAACTGCTCTTCACGATGGATCATCAGACGCATCGCCAAGGTTTCAGCACCAGCAGAACGAATGTCCAATGCAGCATCTTCGTTAGCCAAAGTTTGCTCATCGAAGTCCATACCTAGACCATAAACGTCAGCGAAGTAGCTGCTGTTTGAGATAGTCATACCGATACGGTTTACTTCTGTACGTGGGGCCAGTTTAGCTACATCACCAGTACGGTTCAT